GAGTTAACAACATCGCCACCTGTACGTTTTGTGAAATACCACTTAACAACATCAGGATTAGTAATATTGTCACGAATCACATTAACGCCTCGGCGGTCAACAATCTGATACGCTTGGTTTAAATCACCAACGAAAATAGATAAACTGTCGTTAGCAATATCGGCCATGTGGTCAAAATCAGGAACAACGGGGATACCCAAAATCATACCGAATGGTGAATCTGTCAAGTTCCACGTTGGCTGCCAAATGAAGTTACCATCGCTATCCTGTAGCTTCATCGCTTCGGCAAAAGTAAAGCGATTCATTCCCCAAATAGCACCTGCACGATAAGCACCGCGTAAGGACATAGCAGCATTAATCAAGATTTTACCGCCGTTAGGAGTAGCAGCAAAACCACCATTTACGCCAGTTTTGAACTTTTGCACTGTACCCCATGCGCGTGTATTGTCGCCTGTGTACGCTGTAGCAACTGTCATCATGCCGCGAGGTTGTAATACACCGTTACCCAACAAGAAACCGTATGCTTCACCCTCAGCAAAACCTTGAGCCGCGTCATTAACAATCATTGCTTCGATGTCATAATCAGCATCTTCAAGCATTTCAGTGGTGGCGGTTGGGTATGCGTAAAGTTTTTTAACTTTGATTTCGTATTGGCCAAACTGCTTAGTCGCTGTAGTGCTTGGCGTATTGCCCTGAAAGCCCCACGAATAGCTATTACGGCCATTATCAATCAAACCTGTTACGGTCTCTTTGCTTGTGTTTTTAACATTGGCAAAACGGCGAACAGGTGAATTGTCGCGAATACGCTGGATAATACGGCCTGTAGTATCAGGCGTAGTTAAATAACCGCCGTCAGGATTGGTAATCGTGCTTAATGCTTTTTGTTCGGTATCGCTTAATTGCATACCGCGCATTTTTTTGAATAACGCGCTTTTTGCTTCACGAACTTCTTTAGTTAAACCATCGCTGCCAGTTTGAATCTGTGCAGATTGGGCTGCTTTAACTTCTTGAATAGCTTGAATCAACCCCGTGATGTCGTTTTGAATCGCATCTTGTTTTGATTTTGTTTCGGCTAAAACATCACCATGCTTTTTAAATTCAGCTACGGCTTGTTCTTGGGATTGGCGCAATTGAGATACGGCATTGCCTGCATCATCAATTAACTTCTTGACTTCGGTAATATCAGTCATGGGACTAACCTCGCAATGTTTGATTAAATTTCACTAATGAAGCGGCTAACTCATCATAATTAGGCTCATCATCTCGAATAGCCTTGATTTTGCTGATTAGTGTTTTCGCCTCAGAGCGTGATAACTTACAAACATCGCGCAGGTAATGTTCACAGTCTCTTACAGTGTCTAGTTTACACGATTTCATATCATTGACAAGGGCATTAGGATTCATCGCAAATGTCACGAATGAATACTCCATCACTGACAATTTTTTGATAATGCGGGTGTCATTATCATAGCTAAAATCGTTAATCATAAAACCGATAGATAACCCGTCAATCGCGTTATTCTTAACTAAGGTACGCGCCTCTTGTGCTTTTTGAATATCAAGCAACAATTCACCATCAACCGCTAAACCATTATCATCTTCGCGCATTGATAGCGTCTTGCCAATCGGTTTGTCCCAGTCATGCTGCCACAACACACGGACGCGGCTCGGGTCAGCTTTGTCTAGCCATTCGCTAAACGCGCCCTTTAAAATAATATCGCCGCCTAAATCTACATTGCCCGTGACAGCAGCATAACCACTAAACGCCCCATCACCAGCTTCTTTAAAATTACTATCAACAAGACTTAGAGCCTTTGTGTAATGTAAACGCATATCATAACCCCTCAAAATTATCTAACATCGTAACCCAAAACACACCGACAATTGATAGTATTTTCCGCGCTCGCTGTTGGGTCACTCGGATATTTCATTGATTCACCGCCCACATTAAACGGCTGCCCCATTGGTCTTGTTTGGCCATTAGCGTTTTTGTGTGAGTCTCTCACCCGACCATCGTTTGTGCTAATCCACTCAACAACAACATCAAGCCCAGAATCGGTGGCGGCTGATTCTGCCCTTGTGTATTGCGATACATTCGCAGCCTTGTGCGTTTCTGTACGCGCTATGGTCATTGCTCGGCTAACTGAGTTTTGACCGCCTATCCTGTTTGCAATAGCATTGGCAACCTTTGTCGGTGTCGCTGCGTAAGGGTCTGCTACGCTCGCTTGCATTGTCTGCATGATAACCGCGCTTGCTGTGGCCACCGTGTTTGCGCTAACAGTTGTTGCAGTGGTTAATACGTTAGATGCTAAAATACTGTAAATGCTATTCTCTACAAAGTTATCAAAGATGTCTTTTTTGCCTGTAAGTTTAAACGCCTTAAACCGTTCCGATGTCTCTTTGCTTAAATCAGTTAAAATCTCAGTCATGCGTGTTTTGTGTTGTGCTTGAATCTCAGCGAACTGGCTGTCGTTTTGATTGACTTCGTATGAGTTGGCCAATTGATTAGCGGTCTTTTTTAGCTCACGTTTAATCAATTTTTGATAGCGCAAAGCAATCCTGTCTTGTGTCAATAAAACGGCTCTTGCGTACTTTAGCTTCTCGATTCTAGTCATAGCTAAAACATCGGGTTAAGGTTTGGAATGTCTGCACCTGCCATTTCTAGCGGTATCAATCCACTATTGACCAATAACACATCACCACCATCAACAGGTTCATAGCCCATCGCCTGTCTTTTTTCGTTAGTGCTTATTGATTGCATGGTGTCTAGTTTGGTATTACGCTCGGCACGTCTTGGCTCTAATGCCGCTACCGCATCAATATCGACACAAAGAATATCAGTTGGCTTTAAACCAACACGCCACCCAAGCCAACGATTAAGCGATGCTAAAAGGTTGTTATAAAGTGGAATAGCCGAATCTTCGTAAAATGCCGCCCTCGCTTGCTCATAGTTTGCGTAGGTTTGGCTTCCTTCGATGCCTAATAGCTGTGGTGGTACTTTTAACGCTTCGCACACATCTAATTTAGCCGATGTTTTACCGCCTAAAAACTCAGCATCACGCATGGTAAAGCCAAACGACTGCCATTTGAGGCCGCCCTCAGTAATCACTGGCTTGCCCGTATTTCCCTCGCCTGTGTACGTTTCGTTAAATTGGGTCTTTAATCGCTGAAAAGCTGCGTCATCTAAATTTGAATCTGTACTCAATGCGCCACTTGGCTGCATACCGTTTTTTAGCAATGAAAAGTTAGACTTAGCATAGGCGTTTAATTGGTCAACAGCATAAGAGCAGGGTAACAATGGGCTACACCCTCTAAACCTGTCAAGTGGGCTATACGCTTTCCACATCATTAAATTTGACGGCAAAACGACCATAGACTTAATGTCGTTATCGCTCGCTGTGTACTGCCATGCCGCCACCTTTGCTGTCATTGTTTGAGATAATACAGGCGTTAGATAGTCTGGACGTAAAATAAATATCTCTTTAGGCAGTCGGGACGGGATAGCAGCATCACCCCAAATCGGTGCTTCGCCACCAACAAGATAATAAATGACCGCCTGTTCTAAAAACTCGCTTAGTGATTGCTGCTCATTTGGCTGTGATATGAGACTCATTAACGCGGTATTGTTAATGACTTCTTCACCGCGCTTAATAATAATCTGACAAGCATTAAACGCGCTAACGTATTGTTGTACGCAGGCGTAAATGGTCGGATTTTGCTGATACGCCTCTTGCACAAATTGGGCAAAATTATAAGCTGTAAAATTGCTTGATTGTCGAATAAGCACACCCAAAGCGTTACTTTTCTGTTCGCCTTTCCAAAACTGCCACCATTTTTTACTCATAGTATGCGTACTCTTAAATCGGGTATTTTACAAATTAACGGCTCTAACGCATATCGTAACGCATCGGCATAATGATTGCTCGAATCTTCTATAACTGTAGTCGGGTCGCCGTTGTTATCTGTCTTGTAATTATAAGATGATAGCTCACTAAAGCAACACTCGGCATCAGGATGTATAATAATTTGCTTAAATGACTGCAAATATACCACACCATCTTCTACACTGCCTTTCCATTTTTTACACGCTTTTATTAACGGTATATCTTTTTTAACTTTGCTTATCGTCTCAGGTCGTGCGTTATCGGCTCGTGATGTGTATTTTATGATTGTTGGAATATGGTTAATTAAGTAGGTGGCGGTATCATCTAGCTCTAAACCAACTTTGCTCGCAGCGTTTCTAATATATAAACACTCATTAAACACATAACACTCAATGGCGGCTGTCGGGTCAACACTAAAACCCCAGTCTATGCCGATATAAGGCGTACCCATCTCGGCTGTTATCTCAAAATCTTGTACTTTTAGTTTCTTGGCTAAGATTGATGAATCGCTAATTTGTAAAAACTTACCTTCCCATATCCATTGATAACGCCCTGCATCGCCT